CGTCCATTACGGGCGAACGATGGCGCCAAATTACCGGCGCAAAAATCGTAGACGGTAACAAGTTCACTACTGTTCCCAAAAACTCGAAAACCGACCGCGGTATATGCATCGAGCCCACGCTGAATATTTATTGTCAGCTGGGCGCCGGCGCTCTTATCCGTAACAGGCTCCTTGTTTCTGGGTGCGATCTAAGCGACCAATCGCAAAACAGGAAGGGTGCTCGCAACGCTATAGCACATGATTTATGTACTATAGATTTATCGCGGGCCTCCGACCTTATTGCGTTCCAAACGGTCTCTAGACTCCTACCTCCTAGGTGGTTCCATTTACTGGAACTTCTGCGTAGTCAATCGACTACAATGCCTGACGGTAGCATTGTGAAACTCTCAAAGTTTTCATCAATGGGGAACGGATTCACATTTGAGCTGGAAAGTTTAATATTCCTAGCCATCTGTAGGTCCATAGTTCCTGAGGACCTCTGGTACCAAATAAACGTTTACGGGGATGATATTGTAATCCCACGTGCGTTTGCTCCAGAGGTGATCGACACACTTCATTATTTTGGTATGAGTGTGAACAGAGAGAAGAGCTTCCTGGCAGGAAGCTTCTTCGAATCGTGTGGTGCGGACTGGTTTGAAAATCAACCTGTCCGTCCATTCTTCCTTAAAGGGTCGAATGGAAACCAACCGTATGCCCTCCAGATCGCAAATAGGTTACGCGATTACTCATCTATCCAATTGGATGGTGAGTATTGTGATTCGCGTTATAGAAACCTATGGAAACTGTTGCTGAAACAGATTCCACGCGATCACCGACGCTGTCGCGTTCCTCCTCACCTAGGTGATTTGGGGCTGATAACGTCGATGGGAGAAGCAACTACCTCTCGGCCTAAGAACGGCCTTGAAGGTGTCACGGTAAAAGTCATCCGGTACCAACTCAAGACGCGTAAGAAAGCGTCCATGGGGAGATTACTGGAGGGCCTAACACGATGGGGCGTTGATCGACCTACGTACGGAAAAGAACCCGTGCGTGGTCTGTTTGGACGCCCTACCAATCGTCAGGTTGTTGTACAACCCTGGCAGAGTTTTCGCTGGGTGTAAAAACCTAGCTTAACTTCCCCCCCGTATTTGGGGGGGTGAGGCGAGGAGAAAGATTTTTCTCTTCATTATAGTGGTG